ACTCTGTTAATTTAAAAAAAGGTAAATATATTTATATGAAATTTGTAAGTTTTATTGGAGGTCTTTTCAAGGATGAAAAGGGCTCTGTCTCTATGAAGCGTCTATGTGGCTTGGTTTGCACATTGACTTTATGCGCTACCCTCTACGCTAACTCTTTTACTGAAGCTCACTTTGCTCCTTCTACTCCATTGGTAGATGCAGTTGCTTTGTTGGCATTTGGTTGTTTGGGCTTGACCTCAATTGAAAAAGTAATGAAGAAAAAGGAGGACTCTTCTGAGGCATAATTATGAGCTATACTAGAGAACAAATCGAAGCAGCTGTTAAAGCTAAAGGTTATAAGTACTTTGAGAACGGAGATTTTAACGTAAACATTATTGGTGTACGTAACTCTTCTACTGGTACTAAAGTAACTAACGTATTTGACGACCACTTGACTCTTTCTTACAAAGAGAATGGTGAGTGGAAGTTCAAGATCTGGCCTGCTACTACAGACCCAGGAACTAAAGGAGTTAAAGAATTCCACAACGCACAAGGAGTTGCAAGACTAGTACCTGGTCAATATTCAGGTTCACACCACATTAACCTACACCAGGGTAAATACGAAGCTCTTAAACAGAAGGCTAACGTAAAGGTTTACCGTGATGCAAACAAAGATTTAAACTACGATGAAACAAAAATTACTGAAGGAATTTACGGTATTAATATCCACAAAGCTGGAGCAGATTCAACTTATGTTGAAAACTGGTCAGAAGGATGCCAAGTCTTTAAAAAGTCAGCAGACTTTGATGCATTTATGGCAATCTGTAAAAAAGCTGCTTCCTTAGGAGGTAACTCTTTTACTTATACTTTGATTGAATCTAAAGACATTAAATAATCATGACTGCTAAGAAAGTAACATCAAACCCTTTACCTATTAGCTTTGAGCAATTCAAAAAGAATCCCGTAGCAGGTGTAGCATTTATTGCACTTGCCGGGATTACTTACCTCTACTACGATCTACGTTCTGGATATGTAGGTCAGATTGAGGCTAGTAACAAAAAGATTGAGATGCTTGATGTTAAGATGGATAGGATGGCAGCTGCACTTAAGAAGTCTGATAGTGCACTTTCTGCAGCTATTACTGAGTTGCGTATCATTAACACAATGAAAAGATTCTAAATAAATGAAAAACCTATTAATCGTATTTACTATTTTCTTTTTGGCTGTTCATTTAGCTATGCCTTTGCGTGCAGTCGAAACTCCTCCAGTAGACGAGTTGGAAGTAATGCTTAAGAAGCTTGAAAACAATCTTAAGGTTGCATCAGCTGTAACATCCGTTGCTAAGGCACAGGGAGAGGCTCTAGTGGAACAAAAGGTAGAAGAGAAGAAAGAGCTTCAGGAAGAACTAGTTATTGCTTCAGAAGAGCTTAAAATCGTTTCTGAGAAGGTAGAAGTATTTGCTATCAGAATGGTTGAAGTGGGACTCGATACCACAGTCTCTGTAGTAAACACAAACGAAGAAGATAAGTTCGTGTTTAAAGGAGCACTTTATGATGAGTGGTTAGAATACAAAAAGGCAGGTGGTGAATCTGACTTTGAATATTACAGACTCTACAAGAAGTAATTAATCCTCTTTTTTCTTAGGAGCAGATTTCTTACGAGGTCTGCTCTTTTTCTTTTTAGGGGTTTCTACTGGAGTCTCTACAGGAGGATTTACAATCTCTTCTGCAATTGCTACAATCTCTTCTCCTGTAATAGGCTTTTCTTCTTGGACATGGGTAAGGCTTACTTCCTCCGAGAAATCCTCTTTCAGGTAGGAGTTTTCAAAGTAAGCTTTGTCTCTTTGTTCTTGTTTGTAGGCAAGGAAAACTAAAACTAAAAGAATTAAAAGTAAAATAGTAATAAATATTGTATTCATGGTTTTTTGGTTTTTTAGTTAAGAAAAGAACATAGTTTTAATCCTTCCGAAAATTTCTTCTCAGAGTGCTATTACTGTAAAAGTTTATTATGTAGTTGTTTTTACGCCCAAATAGCTTCTCCGAGGGATAATGCTAAGTCTCTGTTCTGTCCACTTATTGCCTACGGTCTATTAATCGTAAGTCAGAGTACTACATACTTCACTAGAACATTTTGACACTATCGGAGAAAACCAATTTCACCTCAGAGGGCTACTCTCACAATCCGACTTCTAGCAGACTAATTTTTCATCCTCATCTGCGAACACTTTTGAAGTGATGTCAAAGGCAAAAGTAATATGACTTTGTGTAATTGATCTGGGATGTGAATATTTTGTGAAGACTTTAATTGAAAATTACAGTCCTGCTACCCCTTGAGCATGCATATAATCAGTCTGTTGCATGGGTTCGTCACTTTCTAATAAGGAATCTAGTGCTAACTCTATGTACTCCCAGAGCATCTCTTCGTTGTACTTCTTTCTGTAAGTAAAATCCTTGAATCCTTGGTACAATGCAATCTTAAATCCTCCTATGTCTCCTGCTATCTTAACCTCTTCGTCTTGGAGTGCAAGAATAAACATATCGAATACTTCGTCTAGTGTCGGTTTTTTAATCTTCTCCATTGCCATAGTAGTATCTGTTTATACAAATATAAACTTAAATAAAGTTTTGTCTATAGTATTAGTCTAATTCTTACTAACCAATGATGACAAATAATAACTACTTAAGTTAAATTTCCTCTTAATACGTATAACATTATAGGTTATCAGTGTTCTAAACTTAACATTTAACTTGACTTTTTTTGTTACGATAGTATATTTGTTTATCAAAAAAACAAACCCAACCAATGAAAGTAGCACGTAGATATGAAGAAGGAGTCAAGTTGCATCAAGCCTACATTGATGTATTGCTTAGACTTGCAGGTTACAGGTTATCAGACTTGTATGTTAGTATATTAGCCCATAGTTCATACTACGGAACTTTAGACAAAAAAGTGAAAGAAAGGATCTCTAGTGAGTTTGACACATCAATCCAAGTAATATCTAACGGTATTACTAAGTTAAGGAAAATGGGCATCTTAGAAAAAAACACAGTCAACAAAAGATTGTGTCCTACTAGCAAGCAAGGTGTCACGCTCACTTTAGTTCTTTCCACACAAGAAAACAAAGTAGAGACTAAACAAGTAGCAACAGCTTAATCGATGAAGTCCATTAGAGAGAAATATGATAGTATAGAACTTAAGACGTATGCGGCTTATTCTGACGTTGCTAAGACTCTTGGTATGACTAATGATCAAGTAAGTACTGTCTACGAGTGGTATCTTAAGAAGACCATTGAAGACATTAAAGATCTCCCTACTGTAAAAGTAAGACTGTCTGGACTAGGTGTGTTAGTTTTTAATCCTAACAGAGCTATCAAGATAATCTCTAAGAAGATGAGATCAGAGTACTTGCTTACACAAGAACCAAGAGAAGACCTAACAGCACTCAGAGGATATGCTAACTATTACATGTTGGAGTGCTGGATTAAAATGCTAGACGATAGATACCAAAGAGGACTATCTAAAAAACTTTACATACCTGCAGTAGTGCAGTACATGGACAATCAAATATTAGTACAAAAACAAAACCACAAAAATTTATATGAATCCTTACAAAGAGTACATGGCCCTGAGCCTGAAGGGGCTAAAGAACTTGGACAAAGTCTTGCAGGGAGTAGCTACAAAGACAGCGAATCAATTTAAGCTACTAAGTGATGAAAAACAGAACACTATCGCAGAGCGAATGGATATTTGTATCAAGTGTCCCTACAATTCAACAAACGCAGTCACTTCCCCTGAGTACTTACAACTTACGGGCAAACACTACGTCACCTCAAGGTCAGAGCTACACTGTTCGTTTTGTGGTTGCGTCTGTACCTACAAAACAGCATCTCTTTCTTCGGATTGCGGAGTAGAGACTTGGAATGCAGAACATCCTTTACATAAAATAGACTTAAAATGGAAAAGCACAGAAAAGTAACAAAGTCAACTATTAAGAATAGTTGTGACAAACGCCCTGGCAGCAAGTGTGGAGTTCAA